ATGGCTGCGTACTCGGAATGGACGTAGGCAAGACCTGCCACCTGCTGATCGGCCGGCGAGTCAATCCGCGGCGAATGGAGATTATCTATGCCGAGAGGATCCGGCAAGACGGTCAAGGCTCTGCCCAGGCCAGGGCACTTGAGTTGATGGGGTGGTTCGGGGTCACCAAAGCGGTGATCGATGCCGGGCCTGATTTCTCTATCGCCCTGTCCATTATTGATGGAGCGTTCTACGGCACCGCCTGGGGCAACTATTATGTTCGCTCTGTCGGGGCCTCCCTCAGCAACATCAAAATCAACGAGGCTGAGCAGGTAGTTTCCTCCTACCGTACCGGCACTATCGATGTGATGGTGAAGGATGTGAACGGGGGCAAAGTGCTATTCGCCCACTGTGCGGAAGAGAAGCTCATGAGGGAGCACTTTGGCAACATCAAACGGATCACCTCAGTGGACGCGGCTGGTAAAGAAACCGCGTACTGGGTAAGCTCGGGACCAGATCACTATTCTCATGCCCTTAATTATCTTATGATTGCCGACGACTTAAACGATAAGTTGTCGGCTATGGCAGGTGTTGGAGTTCCTCCGATGGCTGTTGGCGTGAAAATGAAGACCACCTCAACTAAGGGCGAGAAGCATGGCAACAGACGTTAAAGACCAAGTCGTCTTACCTCGCAAGTTAGCAAAGAAAGCCACAACTTCTACCGCCCATAGTCGGTACGACAAAGACAGTTTAATACCGAATCAGAATAGCCCGATCTATGACTCAACGATCCAATCGCTGAGGAATGGCGGGGCCGTAGCCACTGCGCTGCGTCTGCTGACTCGCAAAGAAGGGACACTGTCATCGGCAGTGTTCTCGTTTGTGGAGATCGCAAAGTCTGGTCTGGTGATCAAGGCCTACGACAACGGCACCACCAAGTTCAACCCGGAAGCCTCTGAGCTGGCCAAGAGCCTGTTTGCTGAGATCGACACCCTGAGTGATTACACTATTGGCTATGCCGATATGATGACTACCGCACAGCTGGAAGAGACCATGCTGCGCGAGGTTGTGTTAACCAATCAGGTTGCAGGTGAGCTGGTTCTGAACAAGGCGCAACTGCCTGACAAGATCGTACTTGTTCCTTTCGAGTCCCTGCAGTGGAAGTCCGATGGAGAGGGTGGGCGCTACCCAGTGCAACTTGGGCAGTACACAGGTGTCGGTGAGGTACCACTTAACATCCCCAGCTTCTGGGTGTCCTCCCTCCACCAGGACATGACTCAGTCGTATGCTTCGCCCATGCTCGAAGCAGCCTTGGGGATGACCTATTATTTTGATGAGTTTGTGCAGGACATGCGGCGGGTCGTTCGCAAGTCCGGACACTCAAGAACTGTTGTCACCCTCGACTCTGAGAAAGTCATCGCGTCAGCCCCGAAAGACATCCAGGCAGATGTCACCAAGATGCGAACTTTCATGGAGGAAGTGTCGGCCCAGGTGCAGGACGTTCTCTCTGGCCTGGAGCCGGAAGATGCCCTGGTTGTCTACGATACTGCCGATACCGCGCTACTGACAGAAAAAGGCGTAAAGCAAGACTACACCGACCTTTTGTCAACAATCTCCGGTCAGCTTGCTACCAGTTTGAAGTCCCACCCCTCGATCTTGGGCCTCAGGTTGGAGGGCTCACAGAGCTTGTCCAATACTGAGTCCCTCATCTTCTTGAAGATCGCAAAAGCGATCCAGCGGCCGGTGGACGATGTGCTGTCCAGAGCGATGACGCTTGCCGTCCGACTGTTCGGTGTCGAGGCCTATGTGAAGGTCACGCACAAGCCGATCAACCTGCGTCCTGAAGACGAGCTGGAAGCCTACAATACGATGCGCCAGACGCGCATCCTTGAGCAGCTTTCTCTGGGTCTCATATCTGACCAAGCTGCCGCAGCTGAGCTTGGCATCGAACTGCCTGATGGGTACGTGGAGTTGAGCGGTACCATGTTCCACCAGAAAAGTGGTAATGTCGCGCAAGAAATCCCTGGCACCCAAGGTGCTCAACAAACAGCCCTGGTCCCAGACACCCCCGCAAAGGGCGGTGGTAAGAGCCAGTAACGGAGATCCCTACTGTGGACAACGCACTTTGGTTAGGTACCATCGAGTCAGCTGCTGAGTATGTGAGATTTCAGCAGTATATGGCCGACAACCCGAAGGCCCTGGCAGAGATGGCGCCTGCCATGTTCCTGCCAAACGACGAAGACGAAGACAACCCGATGCAGCCCAAGTTCGACTCCCACCTGTTGGAGTCCTTCGGCAATGTCGCGGTCATGAACATCTCGGGAGGCCTCACCAACGAGGACACCTGGATCACCCGCTTGTTCGGGCTGACCACCTACCCTGAGATCATCCGGGCCTCCGCAGAACTGATGGAAGCCAGTGACATTACGGATGTCGTTCTGAATTTCGATACGGCCGGTGGCGCTGTCGCCGGGCTCGAAGACGCCGGTAGAGCCCTTGCAGCTCTCGGCAAGTCCCTGAACATGGTATCCGCTACCTCTGGAAAGATGGCAAGCGCAGGCTACTGGCTGGCTGCTACCGGCAAGTCTGTGTCGGCCACCCCCATGGCCCAGGTAGGATCCATCGGAGTGATCGCCGCGCACATGTCGTATAAAGATCACTTGGAGCAGCAGGGCATCCACCCCACTGTTTTCCGGGCTGGGGCGCACAAGGCCCCCGGTCACCCGCTGGAGAAGCTGACCCCTGAAGCCAAGGAGACAATCCAAGGCGAGATGGATTCCATGTACAGCTTCTTCCTTGAGCACATCGCGGAAGAGCGAGGCCTTGACGTCAAGGCAAAGGACACCTGGGCCGAGGGACGCATGTTCTTTGGACAGGAAGCCATGGACGTAGGTCTGGCCGACAACATGAACCCCCCTGAAGCGGTGATCGCCAAACTCGAAAAGCAGGAACCGTCGAATAACCCAACGCAAATGAACGGAGATACATTGATGAGCATCGAAGCAAAACGCCAAGTCCTGCTCAAATCAGAGGCAGACATCGCGGCCCTGGCTGCAGGTGCTCCTCTGGAGAGCTTGGACCACGTAGAACTGACACCGGAGCAGCAGGCTGACGCCGATGCTGCTGCCAAGGTAGAGGCTGACGCAGCCGCTGCTCTTCTGGCCGAAGGTGGTGAGCCTCAGCTGACCGACGCAGAGATCAAGGCCAAGGCTGACGCCGACGCCGCTGCTGCTGCCCTGGCTGCTCCCGCAGCTCCTGCCGACACTGCCCTGGTTTCCCAGTTGGCTACCCTGTCGGCTGAAAACGCCTTGCTGAAACGTGACCTGGAAGGCATGACCGCCCAGCGCGACGGCATGAAGGCTGATTCAGCCACCATGGTTGAACTCGTAGGCGCTGCCGTGAACCGAATGGAAATCGGGATGAAGCAGGCTGTCACCAATTTTGGCGAGATGGGCGTTTCTGCTGTCATCGCCAAACACTCCTCTGTGAAGGAGCAATTCGATTCGACTTTCAAGATCGGTCGGCAGTCGGCTCATACTGATATTACTGAGCAGCCCAATGTGATTAACCTGGGTATCATCCCGAAGGCAAAGTAAGGGCGAGAGAAGTTTTTCTTAACGTATTTCATATAACTGGAGAAAGGTACGATGGCTAACAAGCGTCAAGTTTTGATTGACCCCTACCGCCCGGATGCTACCGAGAATCTCGGAGACAACTCAGGGCAGTACAACGACAAGGATCTTGGCAAAGGCGTCAAGTATTCTGGTAACGCAATGGTTGCAGTTGCAGACGGTGACGAGATCACTGGCTTTGTGACCGCAGTCGAACCCGGCACCAAAGATGGTTTCAGCATCGGCTCTGTCCGTAAGGAAGGTCGTGTGAGGGCTATTGATGAGGCTGGTTCCCTGGCTGTTGGTGGCCTTGTGGTCGCTGGCACGGCAGGTACTCTCGGTACTTACGCATTGCAGAATGTGAAGACCGGTACTCCCGCCACATACAAGTGGATTGTAATCGCTGCCGCCACTGGTGCTGGTGCCGAATGCGTCCTTGAGCGTGTGTAATAGGGCCAGTCAGGGCTAACCCCAACAAACAGTCTCAGGAGACTTTTTCAAATGAACCAAGGTGCAACAGCCAATTTCAAATATCTTGCCTCTGGCAATGTCCTCAAAGACGGCGAACTTCGCCTGGAGGATTACCAGACGGCTGCTCAGGCCGGGATGAGTGTGTCCCAGCTTCTGTCACAACGCTACCCGGATGCCGACGTCGATATGTACGGATCGGTCTTCCAGCAGGGCATGCACTCCTTGGGTATTTATACCAAGGCGCGGCCTGATCGCGGTGTGCGGATTTCCAACATGCAGGAGATCTTCTCCGGTCAGAATCCTCAGATGGCAGGCGAGAGCTTGTCCGGTGCGGGTTCCGGTATCGTGGCTCCCAGCCAGCAGGGTACAACCCCTGCGACCCGTATCTTCTTCCCCGAAGTAGTCATGCAGATTATGAACGAAGTCCTTCAGGAGGATTACTCCCTGGAAGGCCGAGTTTGGGCGAACATGATTGCCTCCAAGGAGACCATCGGTTCCGAGATGTTTACCCAGCCGCTGATCAACGTCGAGGCCCCCAAGGCTGAGCGTAGTGCGCCGATCTCTCAGAACGCGCTGCCCAAGAACATGGTCAGCATCACCACCAGCCAGTATGCCAAGAGCATCCTGACGAATTCCATCGGTCTCCAGATCTCTGATCAGGCCCTGATGAGAACTCCTCTGGACCTCGTCGGTATCATCTTCACCCAGCAGTCTGCTGGTGAGTCGCTGGCGAACATGTGGTCAGATATCGCTGCTGTTATTGGCGGTAACCTGGACACGGGTGACGCAGCCATCACGCCGCAGGATTTTACGGACTTCGATTCCGGTGCTGCCACGGGTACTTGTACCCAGGCCGGTTGGATCAAGTTCCTGTACGATCCGTCACGGAAGATCAGCATCGACTCGATCATCTGCGACATCGACACCTTCCTGAAGATCCAGAACCGCGTAGGTCGTCCGGTGATGTTCGATCCGAACACCACTGGCACCAACACCGGTAACCTGGGTACTTTCGGTCTGAACGTCGAGCCCAACCTGCTCAACGTGAGCCTGGGTGTGCCGAACGTCCTGGTCGTTCCGACCTCCGTTGTTGCTGCTGATACCATCGTCGGCTTCGATTCCCGTTTCGCTCTGCGTCAGGTGACCAACGCCTCCGCTGAGTACGCGGCAACCGAGAAGATGGTGCTCCAGCGTTCCAACTTCTGGCGTGTGGATTGGGGCAGAATGGCCTATCGTTTGTTCGATAGCGCGTTCCGAGTCACCACGCTCGATACCTAATCACTGAGGGTGCAGTGATAGCCCGGGGACGGGCTCCTCCTTCTCCGTTCCCGGGCACCTCCCCACCCAACTACTGTAGTACCAAGGAGAGACCGTAATGGCTTTAAGCAGAAAACCGAAAGAGAAAGAACCACAGCAGGAAGCAGGACAAGCCAAGGCTGAGGAGCCCAAGGCGAGTGCTGAGACAGAGACTGCACCACCAGTACCTGAATCCAAACCAGAGCCTGAGAAGGCCAAGACCGAAGCCGCGCCCAGAAAGAAGAACCACAAAGGCACCGGCACGTTCCAGCTCATCACTGAGTACCCCATTGTTTCCCCGAAGAGTAAGGGCGGGGTTCGATTCCTACCGAACGAGGATACCCTCCACGTTCGCTGCAGTTGGATCGATGCCCAGATCGAGGCCAAATTGCTGGTTGAGGTCAAGAGGTAAAAGCGCATGGCTGATATCTTAGAGTGGACCACAACCGAAGCTGTCCGAGGCGCTCTTGGCGTCACGGACAACGAGGTGCCCGACAGCTTCCTGCTTCACCAGAACATGCACCTGCAGTTGGAGCATGACCTGGACAGCTGGTTTCCGCTGCGCGGGGATCTCGATGACGGAGATGACGCTGACATTAAGACGTTGCGCGGTCTTCGCCTGTACAGCATGTGGTTCTGTGCCGCTCTAACTGCAGACATGTGGCTGGCCTTCCCCCAGCGAATCTCTGACGGGAAGGCTGACCTCCGTCGTTTCACTGCCCTGGACTTTGAAGAGCTCTCCCTCCGGGCTGCGGCGAAACGAGATGCCTACAGGAACGCTCTGGACCCCAATCCTCCTGAGACCAACCTGATCCCACACGTTGCCGGTGCTGCCCCCAGTTATGACCCAGTAACCAATACGGAGTCATAAATGGAACTCGCGCAGGCGATAGATCACTTCTCCACCTTGAGCCTGAGCGGGTGGAACGGAACCGGCTGGACTCCCAACATCTGCAAAGGGGCCTTGGTCCCTTTTGACCGTTTCATCACCGAAAGAACCTTCGGGCAGAAGAAGCGGTTGTTCATGACCAACTCCCATGTCGGCACCCTGGACCAGTACAACGTGGTCTATGTCGAAGGCGCCGGCCCTTACATCATTGGGGCCAAGAACGTCGATGTAGACACCGGCATGGCTGTCTACAACAACATCTACCTGATGATCCACGCGCCTGAAATGTGCGAGGTCATCCAGATCGATAGCGGAGTCGCGGCATCCGGGGCTCCCATGGATAAGACCGAGACCGTGATAGCGACAGTCCACTGTGACCGCGAACGGTTCTCCAACCGTAACGCCGCCGATCAGGAAGACATGTCCTTCGCCCAGGTCAAGCTCACGCTGCCGAACGGTACCGTGATCGGCGCTGATAACGAGTTGCGTGTCAACGGCATCATGTACGATGTCAAGGACGTTGACGTCAGCCTGTTGACCGTGGTCGCTTACTGCATTAAGAGGTCTGCGACAGCCCAATGAACGAAGAAGATTTCACCCTGGCCGTTAAGTCCACCATCGACAAGCGCGGTGTGGACATTGCCACCCAGCTGAATGTGTCTGCGTTTGTGGACCTGGACGATACCGCCAACGCGGCTACCAAGCTCCAGGGCACTGATAACGTCATCGTCTGGCAGTTCAGTTCCCTTGACGAAGACCCGTTCGATCCTCTCTATACCCTGATGTTTATGGTGGGAGCCAAGACCACCACCGATCCGTCGAACTACACCATGATGCAGTTTGTCTCTGCGGTGAAGGCAGTCTTCAAGAACCAGACCCGCATCGTGATCCACGACTACAGCGGGGAGGTTGCCGGGCTTGAAGCCGGTGACATGTTCATCGTTCAGTCTGGCGTGGAGCAGCAGGAGTTTGACAAGGAGAGCGGCTATCGATTTGTCGCTGTGGTAGCCAAGGTTGTCAGGAAGGCTGTCTGATGGCAAAGGCCAGCCTTAAAGTTAGTAAGGCTACCCTGGACATCAGCAAGGTGCTGGTGGTTGATGAACTCCTGACATCTCGAGTTGGCGGTCAAAAGAACATCGTCAAAGTTCCGGTCTCGCTCTTTAGAAATAACAAATTCATTGCGACCCGTGGACCAGATAAGGGCAAGCGGATCGGGCAGTCCTATGCCGACACTGCTGTTGCCGCGATCAGAAAGCTGTATGCCATCTCCTTGTACGGTGTAGCTGAGTCCTATGAGACCGGCAACCTACCCAAGGCTGACATGTCCTGGCCAGGAGGTGTTGGTCAACAAGGGCTCGGTAAAGGCGGTAAGCGCGGGGTTGCTGAAAACGTCAGGATGAGAACGGGTGGTGGGAAGGCCCGGTCTTGGTCTGATGACACGCCTGCCACGTTCAACAAGTACACCTCAGCAACTCTGGCCCGGTACCGCAACTTCTATGGTTTTTCCGTGCCTGGGTATCCGGCCCGGAAGAATAAGGGAGCACAGCATTATGACCGGCTCAGGAAGTCCCACAACATTTCCTCCAAGCTGGTAGGCGCGAGAGGGCAGCACAAGAAGTACCTTTCCCTCACCGGCAGGACCGCGAAGGATATCCAGGGTCTGCTGAAATCCCCCGCGCAGACGCTGTCAAACTCAGGGAAG